TGGCGCCGGGCCGCCAGATGTCGACGGTGGTGGTGGGATTGCAGACGTCCGTGACGACCACAGCCGCCGAGCAGAGAGTCGTCTCGTACGAGAAGCCCCCTGCCCAGCGGTCGCTGGAATCGCGGACTAGCTCCGCCGAGGTCAGCAGACCGAACGGCGCAGGCTCGGAGGGCAGAGCCCCCACAACCTGGGTCACCGTTGGCATATGCAGCTACCTCTCTGCTGACCTCGGCGGAAGCTAGTTCAGGGCTCAGATGTTGGTCGCGACGGTGCCGGCGACCGAGCCGTTGATCTCGAGGGTGGAGGTGATGCGGAGCGCCTCGAGGCCGACCATCGCGACGCCCTCGAAGGTCTCGAGGAACATCTTGTAGTCGTTGGTGCCGTTGAGGGTTGAGTCCCGGACCAGGCCGAGGTCCAGCGTGCCCCCGTCGAGGAACAGGAACGTTCCCTCCGCGAACAGGTACCAGACGACGGTGCCCGGGAAGTCGATCAGAGCGCCGGCGCCTTGCGTGCCGAACATCTGCCCGGTCTCGCCGTCGATCGTCCAGGTAACGTTGATGTTCCGGAGCCGGAACCACGCGTCGATCCGGGACTGAGCGAGCGCGAAGGTCTCCTCGTCGCCGTCGCCGGGCAGCTGCATGACGAGGTCGGCCCGCATCATGTTGTTCAGCCAGGCGGGAGCAACCACGCGCAGCGGCGCATTGACGTCCATGCGGTGCCGGTTGCGGTACGCCGCCGCGGCCCGCTCGACCGAGACGAAGTAGTCGCGAGCCGCACCGAGCACGCTCGCCGCGGTGACCTGAGTCGACAGGGCGCCGATCCGAGTGAGAAGCCGCTGCTCGGCGAACCGGGCATGCTGGATCAGGCCGAGCTCGTTGTGCCGCTTAACCATCTCCGGGTACGTCCGGGAGACTAGGTTGCCGAACGTGAGGCAGAGCGGGATTGCGTCCGTGAGGACCGAGACCTCAGTGCCGCAGTTGACGCGGATGCAGGGCTTGACCGGGTCGGGTGCGCCCGCGGTCGCCGCGTCAATGTCGTCCTGGACGGTCCAGAGTGAGACCGCGCCGTTCAGGTCAGTCAGGCGCGGCGGGGTGATGAACCGGATACCGCCTCGGTCCGCGGCGAACGTCGCCAGGGAGTCCTTGACCGGCCGCCCGGTGGTGCCCAGGCCGAAGATGTCGTACCGGACGTTGACGGGAGCGCAGAGCCCACCGGCCGCCGTGATCGCCTGGGGCGAGATGACGTCCTGAACCTTGCGGGTGTTCTCCTCGAGCGCGCCCGAGTGGAGCGTGCGGTCACTCGGGTATGCGGCCTGCAGCGTCGCGACGACGTGCTGCTCGCCGTCTCCGCCGGTGGAGCGCCGGACCGAGTGCAGCCGCTGAACCATCGCCTCGGCGACAGCGTCCATGCTCGGCAGCGTCGCGCCCGCGGTGACTCCGGGAATGTCTGCGCCGGCCGTGATCGCAACGGGCGCCTCTTGGATCTTCATAGTGGGGCGGCGGTCGGCCGGAGGCTGGATGATCGGCTCCTGCTCGACGGAGGCGCTGGCGGTCACGGTGCCCTCCGGGTCCTTTCCGTTGTCGGGCTGCGTAGCAGTGTTCGTGGGGTTGTCTGCCTCTGCAGTGAGCTCGGGCTTCTGGTCGGTTGCGGTCTGCTCGGGGGCGGGGTCGCCCGGGGTGAGCGCCGCTTCGTTGCTGTCCTCGGCCGAGAGGTTCGCCTCGGCCGGCTGCTCGGTGGACGCAGCCACCGGCAGCGGGATCTGGACCGGCTCCGAGGGCTTGCCTACTGCGGCGGGAACCTCAGTGTCATCGGTGCTCGGCTCAACGTCCGCCTCGACCGACTCGTCTGCGGACTCGTCGTCCGCGTCGGTCTTCTCAGCCGCAGCGTGCACTCGCTCGGTCAGCTGCTTGTGCTGTGCGCTGAGCTGCGCCGCGGTCTCAGCGCGAGTCGTCGACTCAGCGCGGACCTGGTCGAGTGCATCCGCAAGCCGGTTCATGGCCTCGACGGTCTGCTGTGTCAGGTCTTGCTTCTCGACGGTCTCGAACTCCGCGAGCACCGCAGTCTCGAGCTCGGCGAGCTCGGCGTCCGTCAGCTCAGTCAAGCGCTCGAGCTTCTCGGTGATCTGCTCCATCAGTGTGTTACTCCTCCTTCGGACCTACTTGTTGCGCGCGTGTTCGCCTCTCAGAGAGGCGGACATGTCAGCCTCACCTGCGACGCAGGGAGTCATTGCGGCTAGGTAGACCGAGGAGCTTCGTAGCTAGATCAGCGGACGAAGGCGCTCGTTGAAGGTGATCGTACTTACTGAGTGGATATCACTCAGGGAGGATTTGCTGCTTTAGGTAGTTCTCGATGAAGCTTGCAATGACGGCCGGCGAGACAGGCGGACCGCCCTTGAGGTAGCTTTGAATCTTGCCCAGGACGACGTCGGTTGAGCCTGGAACCGCGATGCTAGCGAGCCTGTCCGCCGCCGAGTCGAGTAGTTGCCGCACAACAGGAGGAAGCTGCTCAAGCGGAACACCATCGGAGTCGCCGCTTTCCGGACCTCCGTTGATGACCTCTGTAACCGCCTCAGACGCCTGCCGCAGAGTCACACGAGTTGCGTCGTCAACTGCTTCTGAAGCCGCGGAGTCGAGGCGAGCAACCACATCACGCGCGGCATCGTCCGCTGCCTGGCTGTCGTCGGTCGGCGCGTTCTCCATCGCGTCAACCGCTTCCTGCACCGCGGGTGCGGCATCACTAGAGTCGTTCGCGACAATGTCGCGGAGCCGCGCGATGACCTCGGCAAACCGTCCCTTGTCATCGCGCGGGTGCTTCTCTTCTTCCCACTCGGGCACCACTCGCAGCGCCGCAACGCGAGCCCTCGCCAGGTCAGCGGCTGCAACAAGTGCAGCATAACGATCCCGACTGGGCTTTACCCGCTCGCGAATTGCCGCAACCTGAGCGGCGAGCTTGTCCGTCTGCTGGGCGACGACTCGAGCTCGAGCAGACGCGGCGAGAGCGGTGAGGCGTGCGGCTTCTGCGTCTTCGAGCCGGGACACGCGAGCATTGAGCTCACTAATCTCGTCCGTCGGAGCAGTACCCTCCCGCAGGTGAGCTAGCACGCTGGCACCGGCCGCGACGAGTGCACGAACCTGTCCGCTTGCGACTCGAGCTCGAGCGATGGGGAAGCCGGGCACGTTGACCTGGCAGACTGCAACGAGCTCAAGAGCGCCGCGGATAGGCCGCCAGTCACCGCTAGGCGCACTCGCCCGGAGCGTGCGGACCTGCTCAGCGGTAACGGACGGACGAAGCGAGCCGGCGACCCAGATGCCGAATACGTCTTCCCCGACGGATACGTCAGCGACAGCAGACGCAGTGTCGTCGTAGTGCTTGACCGCGGCACTGGCACTGGCCTCAAGCGGTGCATGTCCACCCGCCAGGGTCAGCTGGCCAACGGTGACATCATCGCCTTCCTCGGTCTTCAGCAAGCCGGTCTGAAAGTACGAGTATCCGCTCTTCGAGCGGGGTGGCCGGGTCCCGAACGGCATCCCGATGTGGTCTACGTCCCAGGCCGCGATGTGCCCGAACACACGACCCTCAGGAGTCACCGTCAGAGGGGTGGGCTTGTCTAGTTCTGGGTTGGTGAACCAGCTCTTAGGCGGCAACACAGGAGCCGCACTCGCGACGACCGCGGCACTGGTCCGCTCTTCGTCAATCTCCTCGTAGACGCCGTCCTCGATCACGTTCTCTCCACTCTCGTTCACTAGCTCGATGTAGCACTCTTGGAAAGCCGGTTTCGGCACCAGGGTCACGCTCATGAGGCGAGCTTCACTGACCCGTAGCTTCGAGCTTGTGACCGTGTTCACGTCGGTGTCACCCTCGTCGGCGAGTGCCGCCGTGAACTTGTCCAGGTCGCCGCTGACTCCGCGGAACATGCGCTCGCGGACAAGTCGTTCGGCCTCCCGGCCGTACGGTCCTGTGTCGAAGACGCCGCGCGCGTTGCCCAGTCCGTTTGGAACGCGCTCGATCGAATCGATGCGGCCGACGACGACTGAGCCGTCGTGCTTGTCGCCTGTCGCCATCTGCCACAGCAACGGCAGAGGCAGCTCGCGGGTTGTCAACGAGCCGGGCGAGAATGACCGGCCGTCCCCGGACTCGAGGTCCTCGGGCACGACCAGCGGAATGACGAACCGTGCTCCGCCTTGCACTGTGTCAGCGGTGGCAGGCGGAGTCTCTCCGGCCGCCGCAACAAGAGCCGCAACACGGTCGAAGAAGCTGCTCAGTCCGGTGCCGACGCCTGGTCGGTCACCTGACCAGTGGCCGGTCATCTCGTGGTGGCGGAGTGAGCAATAGCCCTTAGCACGAGGGCCCAGGTACTTCGACAGCTGCCGAACACACCGTGTCCAGTCACCATCAGTGTTCCAGCGGATCTTGGCTCCGCCCTCACCATGGGTCCAGTACCTACGTAGCTCTTCTGCATTGCCGCGGTTCTGGTCTGCTCCGCCTGCCGCAACAAGCGTGTACAACTCGCCGTACGGCCCGTAGAGAGGCGTCAGACTTGCCGTGACGGGTGCAGACATAGGGCTAGGCGCAGCAGCAGCAGCAGCAGCAGCAGCAGCAGCAGCAGTAGGTGGTGTAGCAGGAACCGATGAAACAGCAGGCACCTGCTCGGTAGCGACGTCGTCTGTTTCCTCAACCGGATTGTCGACTTGCTCAAGCACGGACGCGTACGTCGGCTCGTCAAGCTGCACCACCGGTGGCGGAGTTGCGCTGCGTAGCTGTTGTAGCAGCTCGGTAGATTCGACCCAAGCCCGGTCGAGACGGATGAACGCACGGAGCTGCTCTTTACTGCCTGCCGTGCCAGGCACGAGAGCAATCAGCTCTAGCACCGCCTGGGTGTCGGCTTCGTCCACGATAGCAAGGTAGAGCGGTGGAACGTCCGAAGTGTCTGGCGTCTCTGTTCCTGCGCTGGCATTAGCCACCGCATCAGCCGCAGCAGGCGCGTCCTCCGCTGCAAAAGTCGCCTTCTTCTCAGCGCGCAGTGTTTCAGCGGTTGCTAGGTACTCGTCCAGTAGCGTGCTGGGATCAGGAACAAGCGCAAGCGGCACGGCAAGCCGTGCGTGCACTACCGGCGCTGTTTTCTCAACTACTGGCTCGTCGACGTTCGTCGGCTGCTCGTCGACGGCGATCTCGGCGAGCTCCATGCCCATCGCGGCGTCAGTGAACGTCCAGTACATCTCCGGCTTCGCGGCCTGCCACAGCGACAACTCAACGTGGGGGACCACCGCTGCTAGTTCGACGGAGTCGAGGCCTTTCTCGGCGAAAACATCAGCAATGTCGCTTGCCGTATCATTGTCTAGCTCGACGATGCTCGAGCTCGCGGCAGGTGCTACCACAGATAGCTACTCTCCGTC